GGAGCTTACAAGCTCGGAGGTATCATAAAAGTTTCTGAAGAGCTTTTGCAAGACAATATGATCAACTTTGATGCTTATATGGCAAAGCAGATAGCAAAAGGTATCGACAAAGCAGAGTCTCCTGCTTTTGCAGTAGGTGACGGTGTCAAAAAGCCAACAGGCTATGGCGTAACAGCTCCAGTCGGTGCAAACTCCACAACAGCCGCAACCAATGCCATAACTGCCGATGAAATTATAGACATATTCTATGATTTGGCAGCACCATACAGAAAAAATGCGACATGGAGAATGACTGACAAAACTGAAAAAGCGATAAGAAAGCTAAAAGACAACAACGGCAACTACCTTTATGACCCAAGACTTGACAGTGAAGGCAGACCAAGTCTGCTTGGCAAGCCTATCGTTATAGACAACTCATTGCCTGAGCTTGGAGCGGGCAACAAGTTTATCGTGATAGGGGACTTTAGCTACTATCAGATAGCAGATCGTGGCGGTATGAGCATACAAAGACTAAACGAGCTTTATGCCGGCACCGGCATGGTAGGCTTTAAAGTCCACAAAAGAGTAGATGCAAAAGTGATCATCGAGGAAGCTTTTAATGCAGGCCAGAATGCAGCCGCATAAAGGATAACCGATGAAAATAATCCTAAATAAACACATCTCCGGGGCAAAAGGCTCTTTTGTCGCCGGGGATGAGATAGAAGTCAGCGACAATGAAGCTCTAAGATACATTGACAAAGGTATAGCGATACCAAAAACAAAAAAAGAGTATGACGCTGTCTTGAAAAAGATAGAAAAAGAAAAAGAGATCGAGGAGCAAAAACAAAAAGAGTTGCAAGCTCTGCTTCTAAGAGAGGAGCTTGAGGGTGAAAAAGAGAAGCTCTTAAAAAGAGTACAAGAGATAGACGAGATATTAGAAAGCGGGGAAGATGTATCTAAAACAAACGATAGCACCGACAAGTGAGCCTGTCTCTCTTGAAGAGGCAAAAGCTTTTTTAAGAGTGCTTGACAATGACAGCGATGAGCTTATCAACTCTTTGATAGTTGCAGTAAGAGAGCATGTCGAAAACATAACAAACAGACAGCTTTTACCTGCGACTTTTGAGCTATACGATGCAAATATCGTGCATAAGCTGCCAAAAAACCCTATAAGAACTATCGAAAAGATAGAAACACTTGGGGAAGACGGCACATACAGCGAGTTTGACAGCTCTTCGTATTATCTTTTTAGAGAGCTCGGGATCGGTTACATAGGGTATAAAACTATGCCAAGTATCATAGAACATCCCGAAGCTTTCAAGGTAACTTTTACAAGCGGCTACGATATGATCCCCGAAGCTATAAAGCAGTATATGAAGGTAAAGATAGCGACTCTTTTTGAAAACAGAGAGCAGTTTGTAGTAGGAGTCAGTATCTCCGAGTTTGGCAACAAGTTTATAGAGAGCCTGATCGCTCCCTATATAGTGAGAAACTGATGAGAGCAGGAAACCTAAAGCACAAGATAGTGATACAAACATACTCAGAAACCCAAAACGACTTCGGTGAAGTTGTAAAAGGCTGGGTTGATTTTAAAACGGCCTATGCAAGTATCACACCTCTAAGTGCCAAAGAGTTTTACAAAGCCGGTGTTCAAGCCGAAGCGACACACAAAGTAGAGCTTAGATATCTAAAAGATATAAAGCCAAAAATGCGAGTAGTTTACGGCAGTCGTATTTTTGACATCAAAAGTGTTTTAAATATCCGAGAAGAAAACAAAACTTTGCAGCTTATATGTAGCGAGGTTATATCGTGAGCGGTATTGAAGTTAATGGGCTTGATGAAGTGCTAAAAAAACTCAAAAAGTTACCTGAAAAGGTACAAAAAAGAGTGCTTGTCGGAGCGGTTAGAGCCGGTGCAAAACCTATCATAAAAGAGGCAAAAAGATTAGTGCCGGTCAGAACAGGCACACTAAAAAAGAGCATAGGAGTTGTAAAAAGAAGGAGTAAAAATAAAAATCTCATTCATTTTACGGTAACTCCGAGAAAGAAAAAAGGCGGCTGGTATGCACATTATGTTGAGTTTGGAACATTAAAAATGAGTGCAAGACCTTTTATGAGACCCGCTTACGAAAAAGAGGGAGAAAACTCCATAAAGTTCGTAAGAGAGTATATGAAAAAGAGAGTAGATAAGGAGATAGCAAAATTATGATAGAGAAAGATTTGTTCAGTACACTAAAAAATGTGTGCGATAGAGTCTACCCTATCAAAATGCCGGAGGGTACAACTTACCCTGCTATTACTTATCAAGTTATTTATGACGGAGCAAACCAAAGCATAAAAGGGAATGTTTTCCAAAGAGATGTGAGGATACAGGTTGATATCTGGGCAAAAAGCTATGCGGAAGTCAAGACTTTAAAAGATGAAGTTGTTGATAAAGTAGTCGAATTAAACGGAAACAGTATAAATGCTATGGATATCTATGAAGATGACATAGAGGTATATAGAGAATTGATTGATTTTAAAGTTAGGAGATAAAAATGGCAATACAAGCACAAAACACAACATTGAGTGTAAGTAGTGACGGCGGCACAACCTGGAAACTTGTTGGCAATATACAATCCATAGGAGATGTTGACTTTGGTACAAAAAATGTTATCACCATAGAAAATATCGACAATGAAAACATCGACAAAGTTCTTGGCACACTGCAGCTTGGAGCATTGGATCTGAGCTATGTATATGACCCAGGTGAGCCTGAAGGCAACGGAATAATCAAGTCGGCATTTGATGCTACAACTACCACAAAGATAAAAGTAAAGATAGAGCTTCCTGACAGTCTTGGAACTCACGGTACACAGTTCGAGTTTGACGCAGTAGTGCCAAGTTACAAAACATCAGGCTTTGAAAAAGACGGATTTATAAAATCTGTAGTAAGCTTGGAGCAGACCACAAAACCAACCATAACAGCGGCGGCATAATATGAAAATCAATCTCAATGTAAAAATTCCCATAGAAATACAAGAAGATGGCAAAACAAAAGAGAAGCTTGAGGTATTTTACAGGGACTACACAAAAGATGAAAAAAAAGAGTTTGAAAAAATAGTAAACAGATTTAGAGCTCTTTTTAAAAAAGCTCTAAAAATAGAGCAGAAAGAAAAGATTTTAAGCAAAAAGATAGAACTAAGTGAAAAGTCAGAAGATTATAAACAATCTCTCAAATATCTAAAAGAGCAGGAAAAATTGCAAGGTGAGCTAAATGCTCTTGCCGAAGAGATAGAAGGTCTTGGCGGCGATGCTTTTGAAGAGAAAATGTCTAAAAAAAGATTTGATACTTTGCTTAGTGGAAAAGACAAAGAGAAGCTAAGAGAGTATACAGAGGCAAAGGGCTATGAATTTGTGATGAATGCGATAGACGCACAAAGGACAGAAATTGAAAAAAAGCACCTTGGAGAATAGCCAACTGCCTGAGAAAAGAAGTTGGGGGCAAAGAGCTACAAAGTTTTGAAACTGTCTTGGCAAAAGTAGCTTCAAAATGTGAATACGAATACGGACCAAACGGAGCAGTAGGGTATAGATATGACAGCGTCAAGGACAATCTAACATGGAACAAATTACAGAAAAAGAGATATACACATCTTTTGATGAGAGTAGGTGACTTTATGGCAATGGATGAATACAGCTTCAAAAAAGCATCGGTAGAAAACAACAAAATGAAGCAGAGCGAAATAGCAACAGCTCTTATAAAAGCTTTTGGAGACGGCAGATAATGGCAAGTGTAGGAACAGTACTGATTGATGTAAAAGCCGATACCGCGAAACTCGTCAGCGGGATGGACAGAGCCGAAAAGACAGTAAAAAAAACTGTCGGCAACATAAAAAAAACCATATTGTCTATGGTCGCCGCTTATGCGGGAATACAAAGCATAAGAGCTTTTAAAAATATGATAAACGACTCTTTGGATGCTGCGGATGCCGTCGGAAAACTTGCACAAAAGCTGGGGCTTACCTCGGAGCAACTTTCCAAGTATCAATATGCCGCTCACTTCTCCGCAATCAGCACGGCAGATCTGAACGCCGGTCTTAGTGCAATGATTAGAAGACTTAACAATTTTCAAAGAGATGGTGGCGGAGCTGCCGCAAAAGCTTTTAAAGAGCTTGGCATATCTGCTGATTATGCAAGAGAACACTTCATCTCTACAGATATTGCATTTAAGGAAATATTAAAAAGATTGGACAAAATGCCAAACGGCTTTAAAAAGACCGCTATAGCACAGGACATATTTAGCAAAAATGCAAGCCGCATATTAAGACTGTCTGCGGGTGACCTAAAGAAATTTGGAGATGAAGCCGAGAGAATAGGCATAACCATATCTCAAAACACATACCAAATGGCAGCCGCCTATCATGATCAGATGGACAGGATCGGGTACAGGTTGAAAGGGCTTGAGAGAATTATATCTTATTCGCTTGTAAAGCCTTTAAATGCCGCAAGCAAAACAGCACTCGAGTTTGTAGGCAATGCTTTTGGGCAGATATCAAAAGAGAAGATGTTGAATTTTGGCAAAACAGGCTCAAAAGCGATAGAAAGCATTATCTATGGACTTGGTTTTGCAAAAGATATCGTAACAGGTATAGAGTTTGTTATAGGTGGCATAAAGATAGCTTTTTACGGGTTGGCAGATGTTATAGCTCTGGCTCTTGAGCCTCCAAAACGGACTATAAACACCATGATAGATGCCTATAACTACATAGCAAAAAAACTTGGGAAAAACACTATCAATGTCCACCTCGAAAGCAGCATCCCAGATATAAATAAAAAAATAATTGACATCAAAAACGACATGCAAAATCTAATGGACAAAATGCATGACGGCAGAGATGCTGCAGAAAAGTTCAGCGGGATATACAAAACAAATCTAAACATTGCCGCAAAAGAAGCAAAAAAAAGCATAGACAAAACAAGCAAATCTATAGACAACCAAAGCATATCTATAAGCAAAGTAGCAAAAAAAGCAAAAGCCCTAAACATTCTACTCTCAGACCAATTCAACATCTGGAAAAAACTAAGAGCCGTAAAAGACAGCGGTGCAAACATAGACTACGGCACATACTATAAAAGTGCTTTTGATGATGTCGGCTACGGGGTAAGTGCTTACGACAAAGCGGTATCGAAGTATAAAAGTCTCATGGGCAGTGCTACAACCGCAAGTGAAATGAATGCTATCGAAAAAGCATACAAAGCAAAGATACAATCCTTAAACGAAACACTTTTGCTAAATTATAAAAATACACAAAAAGAAAAATTAAAAGCACTAAAAACCTGGAAAGACGGAGCAAAAGATACTATAAAAGAGTATGTAAAAGATGCCAACGATGCTTACAAAAATTCTTCAAAAGTGTTTGGTGATATTATGAGTAA